CGGCTACACCGATCTAGTTTGCTGGGCATACAACTTGCTAAAACTTAGCGGCCAAAAAATGCCTGCAACATATCGTGACTGGGTAAAAGAAAACCCAAACATGACGATTGAGGCAATAGACGAGACAAACCCAAACCTTACGGCGTAGGCAGTTACCGACGGCAACTAGCCGAGTTACTAGTTGCAACAGGGTATTGGCCTACGACAATCGAGTTTGACACGCGCGACCTAATCACGGTGATTACGCTATTGAATAAGCAAAAGAGGTAGCGCAATGCCAGCATCAACAACTATTGAGATCGTCGGGGTCAAGCAGACGATTAATTCTTTGCGTAAAATTGACCCACAACTGCAAAAAGATTTTAAGGCAGACGCAACCGCAATCGCACAGCCAGCAATACAAGCAGGCAAAGCCGTGTACAAAGAATTACCGTTATCAGGTATGCGCTACAACTGGGTGCAACGTGATCGCAAACTATTCCCGTTTACAACAGCCAAAGCAATCAGCGGAGTGCGTATGCGCTTTGACACTCGACGCAACGCCGTTGGCGTAATTCTCATTGAGCAAAAAGACCCAGCGGCCGCAATCTTTGAAACGGCTGGTCGCGCTAACTCAAACAGGTTAGGTAACGCGTTAGGTTTTGTTAGCGCTGGTCGCACTCGACTAATTGGCCCGGCGGTCTATAAAGCGCGTCGCGGTATTGAAGCTGAGATGACAAAGATGATTGCTAAAACTATGCGTGTCGTGCAAAGCGAGATTTAGTCATGGCACTATCTATACCTATTGTCAGCGAGTTTGACGGCAAGGGAATTGACAAAGCAATTAAAGAATTTAAGCAATTAGAAACGGTTGGCGAGAAGGCACAGTTTGCAATTAAGAAAGCGGCGATACCTGCGGCGGCTGCAATTACGGCGGTTGCGGGTGCGCTTGGCTTGGCGGCTAAAGCGGCAGCCGAGGACGAACAGCAACAAGCGATTTTGGCTAACACAATGCAAAACGTTGTGGGCGCTACTGACGCAACAGTTGCGGCGACTGAGGACATGATCTCGGCTATGTCGAGGGCGACTGGTACGGCTGACAGCGAGTTAAGGCCAGCGTTTAGTGCATTGCTTGTCGGTACAAAAAACGTTGGCGAGGCTACTGACGCGTTATCGCTTGCCCAAGATATTTCGGCAGCAACCGGCAACAACTTAGCGACGGTAAGCGACGCGCTTGCCAAAGCGTATGCAGGCAACATGAAAGGTCTTGCAGCGTTGTCGCCTGAGATGAAGGGCATGATTAAAGACGGTGCATCACTTGACACCGTGATGATGGCGTTAAATGACAACTTTGGTGGCGCGGCCGCAAAGTCTGCCAACACCGCTGCAGGTCAGTTTAAGATATTAAAAAATAGTTTGGCTGAAACACAAGAAAGCATTGGTGCAGGTTTGTTGCCCGTGTTGCAAAAAGTGTTGCCGTATTTGCAAAGCATGGCTGACTGGGCGCAAAAAAACCCTCAAGCATTTTTGTTTATTGCTGGCACGATTAGCGCTATTGCTACAGCGATTTTGGCAGTAAATTTTGCTATGGCCGCTAACCCGTTTACGCTAATTGCGATCGGCATTGCGGCGCTTGTTACTGGTCTTGCAGTTGCGTACACAAAATTTGAGGGCTTTAGAAACGTTGTTAATTTTGTGCTTAACAGTTTGATTGCTGGTTTTGAATTGTTTGCTAATTCGTTTATTGGTGCGATCAATTTAATTATTGACGGCATGAATTTGATTAACCCGTTTACTGATATTGGTAAGTTGCCAACAATTAGTTTGGGTCGTATTGGTGGCTCGGGCGCGGCAACTAGCGGTGGCGCGGCTCGAGAGGGCGGCACAGGCAGTATCACACCTAGTTTGCCAAGTATGCCTAGTTTGCCCCCAACGCTTATTGGTGGCGGTGGCTCAAGCGGTGGCGGCAATACAGGTGGTGGCGGTGGCGGTATTGGTAGCCCGGGCGATCTTGTGACCATACAAAGCGCTCTAACGACGTCAGGCAACGCTGAGCGCATTGCAGCGCGTGGTAATGGTGGCGTAACGATAAACGTGACTGGCGGTATGTCAACTAGCGCCGAGATCGGGCAAAGCGTGTTAAACAGTTTGCTGGCTTACCAGCGCACTAACGGGCCACTCGATTTACAGATCGCGTCGTAATGGCAGGTACAGCCGTTGTTGCTAGTGGCAACTATGACTTAGAGATTGACACAGGGTTTATACAAGACGCATTTTTGCTTGACGACCCAATTGCAGGTTTGCTAAATAACACGACTTACGTGTTGAACGGTACGACAGATTTTGCGAGCGTGCTTGATGGCGTTAACAGCATCACGGTAAAACGTGGGCGACGCGATCAGGGCGACCAATTTAGTGCTGGCACTATGTCGTTCAACATGCTTGACACGGCAGGTATTTTTAACCCGTTTGATACGCAGTCGCCTTATTACGACACACCGCAAGCGCAACCGGGTCTTGCACCTATGCGTCGAGTGCGCCTATCGCGTTACAGTTCGCTGAACGTCAAAGAATATTTGTTTGTTGGCGTGATCGTAAATTATGACTACAACTTTGCGTTAGGCGGTCTTGACACCGTGACCGTGTTTTGTGCAGACGATTTTTATTTGTTAGCACAAACGTATTTAGATGAATTTAATGTTAGCGAGCAGTTGTCTAGCGCTCGAGTTACGGCGGTATTAGATCGGCCTGAGGTTGCGTTTCCAGCGTTAACGCGTGATATTGCTACAGGTACTCAGACGCTTGGCGGTGCGTCGGCGTTTACAATTCCGCAAGGCACAAACGTGCTTGGCTATTTGTCTGACGTGAACGAGGCTGAGCAGGGTCGGCTGTTTATGTCGCGTGACGGCGATCTAGTGTTTGACGCTCGACTAGGCACAACGCTTACACCGTCGGTAGCGGACTTTCATGACGACGGCACAGAAATTCCATTTAACGGAATTGGCATAACTTTTGAAGCCGATCAGGTGACCAATAGGGCAGTCGTACAGATACTTGGCAGTAACAATCCGCAGGTCGCTGACGACGCTGGTAGTCAAACAAAATATTTCGTGCAGACCTACAGCATCACTAACAGCCTTTTGCATAACGACAGCGCCGCACTTGACTTGGCGGTTTATTTGCTTGACCCTGAACCTGAGGCACGGTACACGTCTTTGGCTACGTCGTTTGCTTTGTTGACTAGCGCGCAACGTGACACGGTGGCTGTAATTGACGTTGGCGACACGATCACGATTGAAAAGTCGTTTACGTCAGGCGTGACGACTACCGAGTTAGCACAGGAATTGGCAGTCGAAGGCATTGAGCATACGATCAACGTCAATACCGGGCATAGCGTTACTTATTACACGTCGCCAACGGTCATTGTTTATGAGCTGATACTTGACGATTTGTCGTTTGGTATCATCAACGCAGACAACGCTCTAGGGTAAAGTAGGCAAATATGACAACACCGTTTCCGTTTGTTGCTGGTCAGGTTTTGACGGCCGCGCAACTTAACGACATACAAAATTTACCGATTTCAGATAAAACTGCGTCGTACACGCTGATCGCTGGCGATGAAACTAAGCGCACGATTATGAATAGCGCAAGCGCTACGACGATTACGGTTAACAACTCGATCTACACGGTTGGCGATGTTATTCAAGTTGCTAACAAAGGTGCAGGTGTTTGCACGATTACTGCAGGTGCGGGCGTAACTATTAACACAAGCGGTTCGCTTGCTTTGGCGCAATATGGGGGCGGCTATTTACTTGCTTTGTCGGCGTCAACTTTTACTTTTTTTAATTTAGGGGGCGGCGGTGCGTCGTACGGTACGGCTACTGGCGGTTCGTCGTCAAGCATTACCGTTGGCGGATTAAATTACACGCTTTTAACTTTTACGACTGACGGCACTTTGACTGTTACTAAATCGGGTTTGTTTGATGTGTTGCTTGTTGGTGGCGGCGGCGGTTCTGCGGGTGGTAGTGGTGGCGGCGGTAGTGGCGGCGGCGGCGGT